AGTGTCTATCAAGAATGGCGCACAGTCTGCCGTGAAGAATTGTCAGCAGTCACTGGAGTATCTTAACAAGTTCGATACCATCGTCCTCTGCTTTGACAATGACAAGCAGGGCAAGGATGCAGCACAGGCTGTTGCTAAACTGTTTGAGCCTAACAAGTGTAAGATCATGGACCTTGAACTGAAGGACGCTAACGAGTATCTGAAGACAGGTCAGCGTGAGAAGTTTACTCAGGCATGGTGGAGCGCACGTACCTACACACCGGCAGGTATCATTAACCTTGCTGACCTTGGGCGTAGCCTCTACGATGAGACGCACAACGAGACTTGTCCCTACCCGTGGTCTGGTATGAACGACAAGACCTATGGCATCAGGACAGGAGAGCTTGTCACGTTTACCTCCGGTGCAGGTATGGGTAAGTCCAGCATCATGCGTGAGCTTATGTATCATATCATGCACAATACTAAAGATAACATTGTTTTGCTTGCTATGGAGGAGGACACGAAGCAGACTGCCTTCAATCTTATGGGTGTGGAGGCCATCGCTAGACTGTACATCAAAGAGATACGTGACCAGTACACAGTGGACCAGTTGGATGCTTGGCAAGCCAAGACGATTGACTCTGGCAGGTTCTTTGCCTTTGATCACTTTGGCAGCATTGACAACGATGAGATTCTTGGACGTGTCAGGTACATGGCAAAGGCTCTTAACTGCAAGTGGGTCTTCCTTGATCACCTGTCTATCCTTGTGTCTGGACAGGAGGACAACGGCGATGAGCGTAAGTCTATCGACATCCTGATGACCAAGCTTCGTTCTCTGGTTGAAGAGACGGGCATTGCTCTACTGCTGGTCAGCCACCTACGTCGCCCATCAGGTGACAACGGACATGAGAATGGACGTGAGGTTACGTTGTCACATCTACGTGGCTCTGCTTCTATTGCTCACCTGTCTGATGCAGTGATTGCGCTGGAGCGTAACCAACAGGCAGACGATCCTATCGAAGCTAACACCACCTCTATCCGTATTCTGAAGAACAGGTACACCGGAGATACAGGTATAGCCTGTCACCTTCACTATGATGGTGGTACAGGACGCATGACACAGATCGACAACCCCTTTGTGGAGGATGACAATGACTGAGGTTCGTAAAAAGTTTGACAGAACTCTGTATGAGATTGCTGACAAGGCTGCTAAAGAAGCAATGGTCTCTTGGTTAGAAAATAAAGATCATACTAATATAGATACTAATGAAACAACTTACTTTGATATAGTTTCAACTGTAGGTCCAGACCTTCCAAGACATCTCTATGAAGTGGAGGTGAAGTATTCTTGGAAGGGTAACGAGTGGCCTGACAGTTGGAAAGAGTTACGTATACCGCACCGTAAGCAAAGGCTTCTTGACAAATGGAAGAAGGAATGTTACAATGACCTACTTACTTTTGTGGTCTTCAACCATGACTGCACTATGGCATGGCACGTAGATGGTAACACATTGTTAGAGTGTGAAGTTAAAGAAGCCTCTAACTATAAGATAAGAAAGGGAGAAAAATTCTTTCATATTCCCGTAGAAGATGCATACCTGATGGACATGACAAATGAGAGCAGTAGTTGATATAGAAACAGATGCTATCAATGCAACCAAGATACATTGTATCGTAGCAAGGAGCAAAGAAACAGGACAGACACGACACTGGATAGGAGATGAATGCCGTGACTTCGAGGAGTGGTCGAAGAAAATAGATACCTTTATTATGCACAATGGTATCAGCTTCGACGCTCCCTTTCTTAATAAGTTTACTGGTTCTGATATTAAAGTAGATCAGATTGATGATACGCTTATCAAGTCACAGTTATACAATCCTATTCGTGATGGGGGTCATTCCCTTGAGTCATGGGGTAACTTCTTCAATCATAAGAAGGGTGACTATCATGACTTCTCTCACTTCAATCAAGATATGTTGAAGTACTGCTACACCGACACGGCTGTAACAATGGAGACGTATGACTACCTACAGGAAGAAGGCAAGAAGTTCTCTGAGGAATCCTACGATCTGGAACGAAAAGTTCGTAGCATCGTAGACAAACAACAGAGCAATGGCTTTGCCTTTGATCTTATGAAGGGCATGACACTGGAAGCTAAACTTATGGATGAGTTGTACTCTCTTGAAGAGAAAGCTCACGATATGTTTCCACCTACTATTGTAGAGCTAAAAACAAAGACAAAAGAAATACCTTTTAATATAGCAAGTCGTAAGCAGATCGCTGAACGCCTGATGAAGAAGGGATGGAAGCCTACAAAGAAAACAGACAAGGGCAATGTCATTGTCAATGAGGCAGTGCTGGATACGATTGATATGCCAGAGGCTAAGATGTTCTCTCGTTACTTCCTGCTACAGAAACGTACCGGCCTATTGAAGGCGTGGATACAGGCATGTAGCGAACAGGAACGAGTACATGGCAGGGTGCTTACTCTCAAGACTATCACAGGTAGGATGGCGCATCATGGCCCAAACATGGCACAGGTTCCGGCAGTGTACAGTCCATATGGTAAGGAGTGTAGAGAACTATGGACAGTATCAAACACTGACACACATCAGCTAGTCGGTACTGATGCCAGTGGTCTTGAACTTAGATGTCTTGCTCACTATATGAACGATGCTAAGTTTACCAATGAGGTACTGACAGGTGATGTACATACAGCTAATATGAAGGCAGCAGGTCTAAGTAACCGTGACCAAGCCAAGACATTTATCTATGCATTTTTATATGGGGCTGGCCCTGCTAAGATTGGTAGTGTAGTTGGTGGTAACTCTTCTGATGGACAGAAACTTATCGGAAAGTTCCTGAAGAATATGCCAGCACTTAACAAGCTACGTAAGGATATAGGTGCCGTAGCTTCAAAGGGTTTGATACGTGGTCTTGATGGACGTATGCTACACATCAGGCATGAACATGCTGCACTTAATACTCTACTTCAAGGTGCCGGTGCAGTGGTATGCAAGCGTTGGCTTGTTGAGATGGACAGGATGATCTGGGAGCATGGTCTTGATGCCAAGCTTGTTGCCTCAGTACACGATGAGTATCAGTTTGAGGTAGCCAAGCCAGACATAGAAAGCTTTACCAAGATAACAAAGGAGGCTATGTATACAACACAAGAAATACTAAACTTTAAGTGTGACCTTGATTCAGACTTCAAGGTTGGAAATAATTGGGCAGAGACACATTAGTTGTTGACATCCCCATATACGGTGTGCTATAATGCACTCGTTGTTTAGTTAGTAGTAGACAACCCAACGGGGAATGATCCCCATCATGGCTGCAATAGCGCAGCGTTTTAAAGGAGACTATTTATGAACGATCCGATTTACATTTCTGGTAAGTGCCACTATGCTTCTATCACTGAGCCGAACGTCAAGTTCGATCCGGTGTGGAGCATTCAGGTTGAGGTTAACGATGACAACCGTGCAACCATCGAAGCTGCTAATCTTCCTATCGCTAACAAGGGAGATGAACGTGGTGACTTTGTTACTATTAAGCGTAAGGTTATGCGTAAGGATGGGACTGAGCGTCAGGCACCCATCGTCAAAGACTCACAGAATAACCTGTGGGATGGAAAGAAAATTGCTAATGGTAGCGTAGTAAATGTAAAAGCAATTCCTTATGATTGGAACTATGCTGGTAAGTCAGGAGTGTCGTCTGATCTTGCTGCCGTACAGGTTGTGGACTTCATTGAGTACATGGATGGTACTGAAGACTTCGCCCCTGTTGAGGGCGGTTACGTTCAAGAAGCAGCATCGGAAGCTGTACCCTTTTAACTAGCATAGAAAGGAAGGGGGGAGAGTTTTTTTGTATTTTTCTCTCCCCCTTTTTCTATTATGAAAACAATAGAAACTCTTGTAGAAGATATCTATGATCTGTTTAACCTAACGCCTATCGACATGGATGAAGCAGAGGTAGATAAACATATTGATACCTTTGGTGATATGCTGAAGGTACACCTGAAAAGTTTTCTATATGAAGAACCAAGAGATCGTGGTAACCTACGCCTGTCTGCTATTGGTAAGCCTGACAGGAAGCTTTGGTACGATGTTAACAAGAAGCTAACACCGGAGACACTACCACCATCCACAAGGATTAAGTTTCTCTATGGATATATTCTTGAGGAGCTTCTACTTCTCTGTGCCACAGTGGCAGGACATGACGTTACAGATCAACAGAAAGAGGTTACACTTGAAGGTGTGGTTGGACATCAAGAGATCGGAAGAGCACACGTCTGAACTCCAG